GTGGCATGACTCGCCAAGAGATGTCTTCTACTATCAACGACATGGCAAAATCTAATCGCAAGTTATATGATTGGATTTACGTTCCATATAACACTGTTTTTCATATAAATAACTTGCCCAAAGTTTGTATTGTTGACCAAGACAATCACGTTGTATGCGTTAAGAATGGTGCTATTTTAGATAGTTGGGATTCCAGAGGAAAGACCAGAAAACTAAAAAAGGTTATAGGTGTTTGGTGTCACAAAGATGAGTGGAGAAAGTTTTTTGACAAGCATAACGGTAATTTAAAAACAGCAGGAGTTGTTGGTTGACAACTGTTGACCGTTAGTTATTATTAATTTACCCCTAAAACCAACCCCATGAAACACGCATTTCTCGCCCTCTGCATCTTCGGCATTAGCTACTTCGCAGTCTCAGATTCACTTAGAACCTCTACTTCTATAGATTGTTATACGTTTAACATCGAATCTGCTTGTGAGGAGCTTGCCAGAAAATGATA